GACTTGATTTATTTCCCAATGATGAAATCTTATTTTGAGATTCAATTTGTTGAAGACCAAGAGCCATTCTATCAATTAGGAAACTTACCTGTCTATAAATTAAGATGTACTAGATTTGAATATAGTAATGAAAGAATTGATACAAATGTTTCAGAGATTAATAAAGTAGAGGATGATAAGTCCTTAGACATGTATGCTCATCAATTTAGTTTAGAAAACGAAGATGGTAATATATTGATGGAAGGTGATGAAGAAAATTACTTGATACTTGAAACATATGACCAACAAACACAACAACCATATGCAGATAACTCAACATTCGAGTCAGACGCTGGTTTCGGTACGTCTAGTACGACAGATGATATACTAGACTTTACAGAGAGAAACCCATTTGGTGAGGTTGACGAAGGATTCTAATGTTAGGAGATTATTTTTACCACGAGAGTTTAAGAAAGATTATCATTGCGTTTGGTACTATCTTTAATAATATTCATATTCATAGAAAAGATAGCACAGGCAAGGTCGTGCAATCTATAAAAGTACCTTTAGCATATTCGCCTAAAGAAAAGTTTATTGCAAGATTAGATCAACAACCAGACCTAGTGCAAGATAGAAGAGTCGCTGTGACTTTACCTAGAATGGGTTTTGAAATATCTGGTTTAAGTTATGACCCTAGTAGAAAATTAAATAGAATGGGTCAGATTAAAAAAGTAAGAGCAAGTTCTACTGATGGTAAGATTATGAACAAACAATTTAATCCTGTACCATATAATATTAGTATGAACCTATATTCATTTACTTCAAGTGCTGAGGGTGGTTTACAAATAGTAGAACAGATTTTACCTTTCTTTCAACCAGACTACACGGTAACAATCAGAGCAATACCTGGCATGAATATTGTAAGAGATGTTCCTATTATTCTAAATAGTGTAAACTATGAGGACACATATAGTGGTGACTTTACAACAAGAAGAGCTGTTGTCTATACATTAGGATTTACTGCTAAAACTTATCTATACGGACCAGTAAGTCAACAGAGAGTTATCAAATCTACACAGGCTGATATGTACACAGACACAACAAATGATCCAAAAAGAGAACAAAGAATTGTTGTGACAACAAATCCTACAGGTGCTGACGCTGATGATGATTTTGGTTTTACAACTACAATAACAAGTTTTACTGATTCAAAAAATTATAACCCAACAAGTGATAGTGATGAATAATTATGAGCATAGACGATAAGATAAATGAGGCACTTGGTATCTCTACTGATAAACCAACAACTAAACAAGTAATCAAAAAAGATTTTACACCACCTGTTCCTAGATTAGAAGATAAGAACAAGGAAGATGTAGATAATGATTACAAGTATAGTAGAGAAAATTATTATAATCTTATAGAGAGAGGGCAGGACGCAATACAAGGCATACTTGATATTGCAAATGAGAGTCAACACCCTAGAGCATATGAGGTTGCAGGCAATCTAATTAAACAGGTCGCTGATACGGTTGACAAACTACAAGACTTACAAGGTAAATTAAAAACTTTAAAAGATGTTCCTAATAAGACAACTGCTAATATCAAACAGGCATTGTTTGTTGGTTCATCAGCAGACCTACACAAAATGCTAAAAAATAAAAATAAGGATGTACAAAGTGAAGAAGACAAAGATTTTAAAGGCAAAGACATCACACCCAAAGATACAGACGTTTCTGATAAGTGATCTAACATATATACACAAAAATCCTTATCCTAATACTTTACCCGAAGAAGAAAGAAACACCTGGCTAAGTGATGGTATGAACGACCCAATACACGTTATTAGACACTCTATCAGTCCGACACCACGTATGGGTGTAGGAGGACAACTATATATTGAAAAGCAGTATTCTGTCAAAAGAGGCAGTAGTAGAGTAAGTTATGCTGTTGAAAATGGTTATGAAGCAATTGAAGGAATTATAGTAGATGATTCAGTTTAGTTTACCAAAGAGAAGTTTTATAGGTGGCTGGTTTATAAATGATAAAGTCTGTGACGACTTGATAGAATATTATAACAATACAGATAATAAAAGAACAGGTACGATTGATGATGAAGATGGATCAGGTGTTAAAATAGATAAGAAAGATTGTACCGAAACAACTCTTTCACCAGACTCTAATGAACAGACGTGGCATGATTATAAAACAGAATTAAAAAAAGTTTTAGATTTATACATAGAAAAATATCCTGACGCAAATAATGTTGCTAAATTTGGTATTACAGAGGGCACAAATATACAACATTATAAACCAGGTGGTGGTTTTAAAACATGGCATACAGAAAGACATAAAGTATCTACAAGACATTTAGTTTTTATGACTTACTTAAATGACGTTGATGATGGTGGCACAGAGTTTAAAAATCAAAAGATAAAATTACCAGCAAAGAAAGGCCTCACGGTTATATGGCCTACTGACTGGACACATACTCATAGAGGGGTTATAAGTAATACGCAGGATAAATATATAATAACAGGTTGGTTTAATTATGTCTGAAAACTATTTAGGTAATCCTAATTTATTTAAAGCACACACAAAGCAAGAATATACTGAGCAACAGATAGTAGAAATTGATAAGTGTATGAGAGATCCTGTGTACTTTATAAAAAAGTATATTAGAATTGTGAACATTGACGAAGGTCTTGTACCATTTGAGATGTATCCATTTCAGGAAAAGATGGTTAGGTCATTTGACGCAAATAGATTTTCTATTTGTAAACTGCCTAGGCAGTCAGGTAAGTCAACAACTATTATCGCATATCTATTACATCAAGTTATATTTAATGATAATATTAATGTTGCAATTCTTGCCAACAAATCTACAACTGCTAGAGATTTATTAGGTCGATTACAACTTGCATATGAGAATCTACCTACGTTTCTACAACAAGGTGTTCTAAACTGGAACAAAGGTTCTTTAGAATTAGAGAATGGCTCAAAGATACTTGCAGCTGCAACATCATCAAGTGCTATTCGAGGTGGTTCATTTAATATTATATTCTTAGATGAGTTTGCTTTCATACCTGCAAATATATCCGAACAATTTTTTAGTTCAGTTTATCCTACAATATCTTCTGGTAAGAAATCTAAAGTTATGATTGTATCTACACCACATGGTATGAATATGTACTATAAGATATGGAATGACGCAATACATAAAAGAAATGATTATGTACCTATTGAAGTACATTGGTCAGAGGTACCAGGCAGAGATGAGAAATGGAAAGAAGAAACTATTAGAAATACTAGTGAGGCACAATTTGCCACAGAGTTTGAGTGTGAGTTCGTAGGTTCAGTAGATACACTTTTAAATCCATCTAAGATTAGAACAATGTCACATAGTAATCCTATTGTATCACAAAATGGTTTAGACATGTATGAACAACCTATCAAAGGTAAAGATTATGTAATCACGGTTGACGTTGCAAGAGGCACCGTAAAAGATTATTCTGCTTTCATAGTTTTTGACGTATCAAAAATGCCTTATCGTATTGTTGCAAAATATAGAAACAATGAAATCAAACCATTACTATTTCCTCACACAATAGAGAGAGTAGCAAAAAATTATAACAACGCTCATGTATGTGTAGAGGTAAATGATGTAGGTCATCAAGTGGCAGACGCATTACAATTTGAATTAGAATATACAAACTTATTAATGTGTATGATGAAAGGTCGTGCAGGTCAGATACTAGGTGGTGGTTTCTCTAAGAGAGGTGCCCAACTAGGTGTTCGTATGACTAAACAAGTTAAGAGAATAGGTTGTACAAACTTAAAGACTCTAATAGAAGGCGATAAACTTATAATCAATGACTTTAATATGATAGAAGAATTATCGACCTTTGTGAGAAGAGGTCAATCATGGCAGGCTGAAGAAGGTTCTAATGACGACCTTGCAATGTGTCTAGTCATATTTGCATGGATATCCAATCAAAGATATTTTAAAGAATTGACTGACCAAGATGTACGTGCCAGAATGTATGAAGAACAACAAAACGCAATAGAACAAGATATGGCGCCTTTTGGATTTTTAGATGATGGCACAGAGGAAGATACGATAATAGACGATAAAGGCGAAGTCTGGCATCCTGTGAGGGTCCGTAAAGGTATATAAAAACATAAATAGATTTGAGATTAATGATACTATTTAGCTAAATAGGAGAACAACACATATGGCATTTCAAGTTTCACCAGGTGTTCTCGTAAGAGAAAAAGACTTAACAAATGTAGTACCAGCAGTTGCAACTTCAATAGGTGCATTTGCAGGTGATTTTACTCAAGGTCCATTAGACGAAATCACAACGGTTTCATCTGAGGGTCAACTAGTAGAAATCTTTGGTAAGCCTAACTCTACAACTTTTGAGTCGTTCTTTTCGGCTGCAAGTTTCTTGCAATACGGAAACGCTTTAAGAGTAGTAAGAGCTTCGGGAACTGGGATCTTAAACGCAACTGCTAACGGCAGTGGTTTACTGATCAACAACACACAAGCCTACCAAGACACTTATTCTGGTGGTGCAGGGTCCGTAGGACTTTGGGCTGCAAGAACAGCAGGTGCTCATGGTAACAATATTAAAGTGTCCATCTGTCCAAGTTCAACTGCATACGAAGAAACATCAAAAACAACTGTAAATAACACTAACTTAGCTGTTGGCGATACATCGGTTACGGTAGCATCCGTATCTGGTATATCTGTCGGAGATATTGTAAACTTCGGCGAAACTGGCGGTTACGAATATAGAATTACTAATATTGCTTCAACAACTCTAACAATTGTAAGACACCCTTCAGGCGTTGGCGGTTTACACACTGCTGTTGCTAACGGTTCTGCTGTTAGAAGAAGATGGCAATATTATGATCTAGTAAATGCGGCACCAGGTACTTCACCTTATGCTTCAGACAGATCAGGTGTAAATGATGAGCTTCACGTTGTGGTCGTTGACGAAGACGGTGGCATAACAGGAAAAGCAGGAGATGTATTAGAAGTATATGATTCATTATCAAAAGCTTCTGACGCAAAAACTCCACAAGGAGATACTAACTATTATCCAGATGTAATATACAATAAAGGTCAATACGTTTATTGGATGGATCATCATTCTAGTGGTTCAAATTGGGGTTCTGCTGTTCAATCAACAACATTTACTGCTGTGACAACAGTTAAAAATGACTCATTATCAGGTGGTGCAGATGGTTCAGCTGCTACAGTTGGCCAACTAAAAACTGCTTATGAGAAATTTGAAGACGCTGAAACGGTAGACGTAAATCTAATCATCGCTGGTACATGTTCAGCAACACACATTGACAACCTAATTACAATCGCAGAAAACAGAAAAGACGCAGTAGTATTTGCTTCTCCTGAAAGAAGTGATGTAGTTAATGTTGCAAATAGTGTGACGCAAACAACTAACGTGACTGGATTTTTCAATTCAATCAGATCATCTTCATTTGTAGTATTTGATAGTGGTTACAAATATACTTACGACAAATATGCTGACGTATTCAGATTTGTACCATTAAACGGAGACTTAGCTGGTTTATGTGCTAGAACGGATCTAGTCGCAGACTCTCACTTCTCACCTGCTGGATTTAACAGAGGTGTTATTAGAGGTGCAGTTAAACTTGCTTACAATCCTAATAAGACACAAAGAGATGATTTATACAGAGCTAGAATTAACCCAGTGGTTACATTCCCAGGACAAGGTACAATCTTGTTTGGTGATAAAACTGGATTATCTGCTCCTAGTGCGTTTGATAGAATCAATGTTAGAAGACTATTCATTACTTTAGAGAAGGCAATATCAACTGCTTCTAAATTTCAATTGTTCGAGTTCAATGATGAATTTACAAGAGCACAATTTAGAAACATTGTAGAGCCATTCCTAAGAGATGTACAAGGCCGAAGAGGAATCACAGATTTCTTGGTTGTTTGTGACGAAACAAATAACACAGGTCAGGTCATTGATAGAAATGAATTTAGAGCTGACATCTTCATTAAACCTGCTAGATCAATCAACTTTATAACTTTAACTTTCGTTGCGACTAGAACAGGCGTATCGTTTGAAGAAGTGATAGGAGCGTAGAACCATGCCAAATATAAATGACTTTAAAAGTAAGTTAAGAGGCGGTGGAGCTCGTGCCAATCAGTTCAGAGTGACAATGCCTTTTCCAGGATTTGCAAGTGTAGGTGGGGAGACTGAAACAATGTCTTTCTTATGTACATCAACAAGTCTACCAGGAATGACCTTGGGAGAAGTTGCGATACCATTTAGAGGTAGGGAGTTATATGTAGCGGGTGATAGAACATTCGGTACATGGACTACAACTATGCTAAATGATACTGACTTCTTAATTAGAAACGCATACGAAAGATGGTTAAATGGTATTAACAATATGTCTGATAATGAAGGACTTGTTAATCCAGCTGACTATCAAGTTGACGCTTTCGTTGACCAATTAGACCGAAACGGTAACGTGATTAAATCATACACGTTCAGAGGAATGTTCCCAACTACGTTGGATGACATTGGTCTGGACTATGGTACTAACAATGCGGTAGAATCTTTTACTGCTACGCATAGATACCAATACTTTGAAACAAATACAACTACTTAATAGACGACTAAATAATTAAGTAGAATTGAGGATATAATATGGCAGAACTATTTGGGTTTAAGATAGAGCGTCTAGGCGCTAAGTCAACCGATCCAAGACAAAACATAGTACCTCCACAAGCAGAGGACGGAACACAAACCGTCCCTGCTGGTGGGTTCTTTGCGTCTTACGGTGGGTTCGATACAAACGCTAGAAACGAACTAGACTTAATAAGAAGATATAGAGAGGTGGCACTACATCCCGAGTGTGACCTTGCAGTAGAGGATATTGTTTCAGAAGCAATAGTTTCTAATGAAAATCAACAATCAGTACAACTAGATTTAAGTAAAGTAAATTATAGTGATTCAATCAAAAAGAAAATGAGAGAATCATT